CACAGCTAAAAAGAGACAGAGTTAAGTATATAAGGGATAAAGCAAAGTCCCAATATCAAAAAGCTGGTGCATGTCACATTTGTCATAGTACAGAGAAGTTAGACTTCCATCATTATTATAGTTTAAGTCCTCTATTGTCAGAGTGGCTAAAAGGGAAGCAGGCAATTCGCCCCGAACACTATACCGATGAATATATTGTTGTATGGAGAGATGAGTTTATAGAAGAAAAATGGGCAGAGTTATATGATTATACAGTAACCTTATGCCATGACCATCATTTACAACTTCATTCAATTTACGGTAAAGATCCTTCCCTAGCTACTGCTAAGAAGCAGGAAAACTGGGTAGAAATACAGAGAACTAAACATGGCTTGGTATGATAAACTACTCGGTAGAGAAGAAGAAAAGCTGAATCCTGCCCAGCGTTACTACGACCATAAAGTCGAACCCAGCAGAGAGCCCATTTATAACTATGAGCGCGCATACGAGGAACTAGAGATAGTTAATCGTGGTGTTAATATGATAGTAGACGACTCAGCTGAGATTGGTACTATTGTAGGAATGGCAACAAAAGGTACAGCAGTAATAAAAGGTATTAAGCGCAGTAGAGTTGATCTCCTTCTTAATACTGAGCCTAACCCTTTTCAAGACATAAATACATTTCGTAGAAACTGCATTATAGATCTTATACTAGACGGGAATATATTTATATATTTTGATGGAGTACATTTATATCACCTGCCCGCATCTAAGATGATTATTCATGCAAGTGATACTACTTATATCGAAAAGTTTACTTTTAACGAAAAAATAACTTATTCTCCTAGTGAGATTATTCATGTTAAAGAGAACTCCTTTTACTCAATCTATCGAGGAGTTCCTCGTCTGAGTCCTGCACTTCGTACTATGCAACTTATGACTAGCATGAGAAAGTTTCAGGACAACTTCTTCAAGAACGGCGCTGTTCCAGGGCTAGTATTGAAAAGTCCTAATACTCTTTCTGAAAAAATTAAAGAACGTATGCTTATGTCTTGGCAGGCTCGATATAAGCCAGACGCAGGAGGTAGACGCCCTCTTATTCTTGACGGCGGCATAGACATAGATTCTATTTCAAATGTAAACTTTAAAGAACTTGATTTTCAAAGTGCTACTGAAGAGACTGAAAAAATAATTTTAAAGGCTTTGGGCATTCCACCCATACTTTTAGACTCTGGTAATAATGCAAACCTTCGTCCTAATATGCGTTTGTATTATTTGGAAACTGTACTACCTATAGTTCGTAAACTAAACCACTCTCTTGAGCGATTCTTTGGTTTCGAACTTTCCGAGGATATTACAAATATTCCAGCACTACAACCAGAACTGCGCGACTCCGCGCAATACTACTCAGCACTAGTAAACGCTGGCATCATTACTCCAAACGAAGCACGAGATAACTTAGGCTTCGAAGATATAGAAGGACACAGTGATTTACGAGTACCTGCAAATATTGCGGGTAGTGCAGCTAACCCAGATATGGGTGGAAGACCTACAGAAGGAGATAATTCAAATGGCGAATAGAGCCCAAGTAAAGAAAACACTAGAGAAAATGGCTATGTTTTTTGCTGAAAAAGGAAAAGTCCTTGAACAAGCAGAATACTTAAAGCAAGATGATAGGCCAGTTCCTCTATCGCATATTCGGAGAATTTTTCGTTCGTATTCTCGAATGGTAGTAATGTTGGAAAAGAATGAGCCTGAACTTTGGCTTATGGCAACAAAACCAGCGTTACCAGAAGTTAAGATAGAAAAACCTAAGATGGAAATGCCAAAGCCAAAGCCTGTAAAAATAGAAGTATCAAAGGCTGAGCCTGCAAAAGCAGAGGTAAAAGAAGATGGAAAAAATATTTAATCTAACCTCCACTTTTAAATCACACGCTGCAGAAGACGGCAGCGTAATGATTCGTGGAATGGCAAGTACCGCAGATTTTGACCGTGCAGGAGATTCTATCTCTGCAGAATCATGGACAAAGGGCGGTCTAAAGAACTTTGAGAAGAATCCTATTATTCTTTTTAATCATGACTATGACAAGCCGATAGGTCGCGCTACGGGGTTGAAAGTAACTCCTAACGGCCTAGAACTTGAAGCGAAGATTAGCAAATCTGCTCCTGCAGCAGTTTGCGAACTAGTTAAAGACGGTGTCCTTGGAGCCTTTTCTGTTGGTTTCCGAGTCAAGGATGCTGATTATATTTCGGAAACCGACGGATTGATGATTAAGGACGCTGAGTTGTTTGAAGTTTCGGTTGTATCCGTTCCTTGCAATCAGGCAGCTACTTTTTCTTTGGCGAAATCATTTAACTCTATGGAAGAGTATAATGAGTTCAAGAAAACTTTCACAAATCGTGTAGATCTAGCCGGTCAGACTCTGGCTAAGGACGAGGTCAATACCTCTAGCGTAGCTAGTGACACACCGGAAAAGGCGGATATATCCGCACAACAGGAGATCAAAATGTCTGAAGTTAATACTCCAGAAATCGACTTGGAAGCTTTTGCTAAAAAAGTAGCGGAGCAAACTGCTGCTAATATTGCAATGAAGCAAGCCGAGCAGAAAGCAGCTGAAAAAGCTGAACAAGAAAAAGCTGCAGCGGAAGTTGAAGCTAAGCAAGCTCAAGAAGAGCAAGTTAAAACTGCAGTAGTTACTGCTGTTGAGACTGGTGCTGAGCGTCTACAAGCAGA